TGTAATTCAACATCTGCATTTAAGAATGCTGTCGCTCTTGTTCCCCTTGCAACTTTCCATGATTCTAAAAGTTTTGTAATTCGCTCTGGAGTTAAGTTTGTGCCATTTGATTTTAACACCATTGTAGGAACTGGCTCTTTAGCGTATAATTCAGCTGCTTTTTCTAATTCTAAAGCTGCGCGAATTGTGCGACCTGCTCGATTTAATAAACCTTCATCTGCTAAAGAATTGAATACAATTAAAGATCCAATTCCAGAATTAGGAACTTGTTGTCCTTTAACTCGATAGCCAAGAATTTCTGTTTGGTCATTATTTAATTCTGGAGAAACTGTTGTTGGATCTATTCTTGTCCATGCTCTAACTCTTGATCCATCAGATATTGAATAACTATCCAGCACTTGACCATAAGCAATACCATACATAAACAAATCAGATGCTATGTAAGAATAAATTACTGCGCCCGGCACTCTTGGATCTGGTTGAGCAATTGCTCGATTAACTTCCTCATGTGCGCCACTAAATTTGTTATATTGTTCAATTGGCAAACTTGCCAAAGTTGAACTAATTAAAGAATGAGCTCTTGCAATTGTTGGAATGCTAAGAGCTTGTGATCTGGTTGCAGTAGTAGCACCAATTTGATTGTAAATAGATTCAGAAATTGTAAATGGCGATAATGATGCTTTTACATCAACGCCTTCAATTGTCCGATTTGTTGTAAATCGATCTAATAATCCCATTGTCCAAGATTATACCATTTAGGCGATTTGTATGTCTATTTCCGTTTCAGGTTGTGTCGCAAAATAACTTACTAAAGCAGTTGCAACGCTGGCACAAACTGCCACTCTGCTAGCTCGTCTGCCAATAATCCAAGACCCATCGCCATAAGGTAATTTAGCAGCTGATAAAGTTTGTTGGGTTAATTCATCTTGTCCAGAATGCTGCAATCTATGGCTGTTGATTGCGCCAAGCCAGCGATCACATGCTTCAGCATAAATTGCGCCATCCATGTCCGTAATGGGAATACCGGCTGGTAATAATCTGCTTGCGACAGCTGCTGATGTGCGTTTGCTAAATGCAACTGTTTGGGTGTTGTATTTTCTAGCATAAGGTGCAATATCGTTTGCAATAGCCAAATCATTTAAACTGTATTCATTTGACCATGTATGTAATAGATGCACATAAAAAATTTCTCCTGGCATTCTTTGCGCTGCTACTAAAGCTGCAAATTTTCTATCCGGTGAACAATCTAAGCCAAGCCATGTAGGTTTATCAGGATCAAGCAAGTTGCCACCAATTTTGCACAAATCCCATTTTTGTGGATCAATTGCGCTGTTTATTGTATCAACCCATTGTGTCAGGATTTCAGTTCGAACAATATCTGGCGGATCATTTATTGCAGCCAAGATATTATCCGGATGTATTGTTATACCTAAAGATGGGTTGGCTTGAGCAAATGCAGACCAGTTAATATCGCCAGACGGAAGTGTTATTGGCGCATCCGGTTCAGCACTCCACTCAAACCAACCAATCGGATCGTTGGTCGTAGCTGATGCCAACGCTCGCTCACGCAATTTGTTAAGAATAACAGAATGTTGATCGCCAGCTGATGAATACACCCAGACTTGCGGATTTTTTGCACTCATCATTGAGTATCGCATTGATGACCAAGCATCCTCATCTTTGTATTCTCTTAATTCATCCATGTGTATTGTTTCAGGCTTACTTAAACCTCTAGCTGCATTGTTAGCTGCTTTGACCACAAACCTGCGGTTGCCAAATAACTCTATTTCCTCAGCTCCATGTTGCCAGCGTATTTTTTTTACTTCTTTTTCTAGCTGTGGATGTGTTTCTATTAAGCTAACAATTTGCCTAAATGTTTCCAATGATGTGGTTAGGCGGTGAGCTGATGCAAGTTGCAAACCTTCGCCCCATATAAACATGCCGGTCAAGATGCGCAACATCATAAGTGTTGATTTTCCGTTCTGCCTACTAAGGCACAACCCAACCTCTGAGTGCGCCCATCTGCCATCAGTTTTGACTTTGTGTGCGTGTATAGCGACAAACTTCTGCCATTCCATAAGCTGTATGCCTAGATCAGCTGCAAAATCTATTAAATCCTGACCTTTTGACGGCAAATCATTGAGTTTTGAGCAAATACGCGGTGTTTGCACACCTCCTAAACTCGATTGTGGCAGTTTAAGCACGATCGCTTCTTTTTCGTTCATGACCAAACCGATTAAGCCTGTTCGTGGCTGATTGATGTGTTTTGTGGGTTAGAAACCAACAGGGGGGTCGGTGGTGTCGGTGCGCTCACAAAAAAACGCCCACCTTTTGAATAATTACATTTTGTGCATGCAGCAACAAGATTGTCCATGGTATCTAATCCACCTTTACTTCTTGCAAGCAAATGATCCACAGTTGTAGCATCTTGACCACAGTAGTAACAGGCGTATTGATCTCTATTCAAGACCTTGGCTCTCATCTTACGCCAATGATAAGTAGAGCCAGTGGATCGTAAAGCTGACTTAGCCACTAATACCAGCCTTTCGCATTGTGATGCACCAATGCCAAACATGGTGTTTGATATCTATTTTCAATGTATTTTAATCCCCATTCAATCTGCTTAAAGCCATCTACTTTAGCTAAATACTCTGATCTACCTTGCGGTATGCCATGATGACTTCCATTCTTTGCATCTGGTCGCCAACGGCTCTCTTTAAACCATAACACATCTAAACAATTAAATTGATCTACATTATTTAATTTGATAAATGCCCATTGACGATAATGATTTGTTTTGTAAATGATTTGAGATTCAGCTATTTCAAGGCTAATAATTTGTGCTACAAATAGAGCTAGCCCAACTAGCGTGCACCTTGCGAGCTTACCGCGGTGCGGCTCGCCTTTTCGCCTTGATGGCGAATGCGATCTAGAGCGTATCATATGATGTCAAGTCCGATAAGATAATCGCAGGTCAGAAGGCAAATGAAAGAATGGCACAATGTCATATTGATCGATCCATGTGCAATCGTAACCAGCTTCACTCATGCTTTATCCTTAAATTATGCAAGAAATCGATAAAACTACTTTCGCTCATCATAAGCCAATTATATTTGGTTACTCGCTCAGCTGCATTATTGGTCGATTTTACATAAAACGTTACATTTTTGGTGTCATAACCAACTATAAAAGCAGGTAAATTAGCCATTGTTGCTAATGTAGAAACTGGTCGGTGATCGCGTATTGCTTTTTCTGCACCTAAATAACGCATGCTGCCGACAGTTTTGTATTCAATTAAAGCGACAGGCTGTTTGTCCTCCCAGCCATATTCTAACAATATAAAATCAATATCTGTTGCCGGTAGATCATAACCCCATGTCCTATGTCGTTTGCTAATCCATTCATCACGCCAGCCGGTTTGCTCTAAGCGAGTGCCATCTGGGCTAAATTTGATTGTCATACTCAGCTATTACCATGCAAGTGTGACATGGCACGCCATCAAACTGCCATGCACCACAGCTGTTGCACCTCGATACTTTTGTATCTTTGGGCAAATTAACCTGTTCAGCTTTGTTTTTAACTCCTACGCATCCACAATCTTTACATTGATAAACCCAAATGTTTTCAGGTAAATCAAAAGAGTCTAATTCAATAAACTCAGTATTGCGAGCGCAACCATTACACTTAAACTGGATCACGATTTATCAGCTCATGACACCTAAAACATGTGCCATCCTTAAACACACGATCATCACCGCATGCTTCACATTTGATAATTGATTTAACCAAGTGTGCCCCATTGTCGTCTAACTCAACAGTCCAACCGCTGCCATCTATAATTGCTACATAACCCATTTCATTCACCTCCTTCAAAATACCAATTGCCTTGCGCTGTTATTTTTGCCCATTTTGGATTGCATTGTTCATCTTTAGGTTTGCCACATCCACAAACATATCCATAATACGGCTTCCCAGATTTAGCAACGCCTTCCTTCAAGATCATGCCATTTTCACATAATGGCGGTTCTTTTGGCTTTGCACCAACCGCATTAACTGCATCTGCAATGCTCCATTGCTGCGGATCATCTGATTTATTTTCTACTTCAAAAGATGCTCTTAACGCATCCTCAACAGCTGCTGCTCGAGTGCCGGCTCTACTATAAACGCGTTGCTGCTCTCGCTTTTCCCATTGATTTACCTTAGCCATCTCTTCTCTGCTACCGCGCTTGCCTTTAG